AGGAGATATATTTGATGTGTCGGCAAATGGTTTTGCTACAGATAAAAATACCTTGGTTAGATTATTAAATACTGCTAAGTACAAAGGCAATGAAAAGGCAGAAGAGTTTCTCAAGTCCACTGTTAGGCTAAATGCAGTGGATGTATATTTATCTAGTTTTGTTGGAGGTATAGAACGTAATACTAGGAAGAGTGGTTTGCTACATCCTAAATTTAATCAGTGTGTAACAAGAACTACTAGACTATCCTCATCTGACCCCAACTTTCAAAATCAACCCAGAGCCTCTACATTTCCAGTAAGAGCAGTGGTTGTATCAAGATTTGATAATGGTAATATACTTCAAGCTGATTATAGTCAGTTAGAGTTTCGTGTAGCTGCACAACTGTGTGGGGATGAAAATATGTATAATGACATTATCAATGGTAGTGATGTTCACAGATATACGGCTTCTATTATTTTTAATAAAGCTGAAAAGGATGTCACTAAAGAAGAGCGTACAATCGCAAAAGCCCATACTTTTAAACCTCTCTATGGTGGCACTACAGGAACGCCTAATGAAATGGCTTACTATAAAGCTTTTGTTGATAAGTACCCTAAGCTAGGAGAATGGCATGATTTACTTCAAACTGAAGCTATATCGTATGGGTCTGTTAGTATGCATACTGGTCAGCAATTTGCTTTTCCAGATACTAAAAGGCTTGCGAATGGCAATGCATCGGGAGCACCCTCTATTAAAAATTATCCCGTGCAAGGTATTGCAGGTGGTTGTGTCGTTCCACTGGCACTTATTCATTTACAACATGAACTTGAGAGTAAAGGCGTTACGTCTAAAATTATTAACACAGTACATGACTCGATAGTCTTGGATGTATATCCGGGAGAAGAAAAGACAGTAGCAACAATGACTTACAATGCTATGACTAAAGTAGACAAACAATTTGAAGATTTTTACAACGTAAAATGGAAGGTTCCACTTAACGTAGATTTAGAAATAGGTAAAGATTGGTTAAATATGAATGAATTTGACTTGACTAAGGACTAATTATTTAGTATAAATAAGATTCTTATAAGGAGAAAAATCTATGAATGATTTAACTTTAACTACATCCTCCAAGTTTGAGGATATCGCAAAAATAATAGGGCAAGATGAGTCCTCTAATTCGTCAAGCCCTGCAATGTATTATCTGAAGATAAACAGAGACCATGAAGACGATTCCGGCAGGTCAATCCCTGCAGGTTCATGGACTACTGAGTTAGACGATAATAAGGTGGTCTATGCTAAACAAGTAGACTTCCAACTATTTGCTCAGAGGTATCAGTATCTACACTATGACGCTGAAGCAAATGAAATGGTTAGTAGGTCAATATTCGCTAATAATTTGTATCCACAGACGGAGATTCCGGATACTGTGGGAACATTTAGATGTGGGTCTGTTCCTGCTAGTCAACGTGAAGGATTACCTGCCGATAAGGCTTTACTACAGAAAAGTATCAAATGCTTTCGTATGTTGTTTGGTAAGGTGTCCTTTGTAGATGGTGTAGACTCAGATGGTAACTCTATAGAAGTTAATGGTTTACCTGTGTTATGGCGTGCAAGAGGTAGCAATTTTATGCCTATTTCTGTCCCCATTGATTCCCTCTCTGCACAGAAAAAACCTTTTATTTTCTATAAGTTACGTGGTTCTTTAGAGAAAAAAAAGAATGGTGGTCTTGTCTATTATGTCGGAGGTTTTAAGGTCAATGAAGGACCCGTTGACTTCTCTGATGAAGACCAAGGTACTTTAGCTTTCTTTATGGATTACATTAATTCTGAGAATAAAAAGGTTATGGCTTTATATGATGAGACTTTGCGAAAGCAGGGTAAAGTTGTTGACCATGACCCCGTCAATGTAACAGTTGATGATGCCTTGAATGATGACTTATCGGTATCTGGGGCATGAATAGAATAGAAGCTGCTCTTCTTTCTTTCCTTTCTAAGGCAGCTTCTGGTGAGGGGGTTACAATGCCCCCTCGTCTATTAAAAGAGTTTGGTAAATCTTGTGAGCAAGCTCTAACTAAACACTTTACGAAAGGTAAAGAAGAATTTAGGCTTCGCATGAGTAATGCAGGCAAACCACTTTGTCAATTACAAATGCAATCAAAAAATGTAAAAGCAGAAGCCCCCACATACGATTTTAAAATGAGAATGATAATGGGAGATGTGTTAGAAGCCCTCATCATAACATTAATAAAAGCTTCCAAAATAAAAGTAAAAAATACACATAAGAAAGTTGAATATAAATTAGATAAAAATAATTATATCTCTGGTGAATATGATATTGAATTATCGGATGGCATATACGATATAAAAACTGTGTCCCCTTTTGCATTTGAACATAAGTTCAAACCAGATGATGCATATGAAAGAATAAAAGAATCTGATTCATTTGGGTATGTTGCACAAGGACATGGATATGCTATGGCTGCAAACAGACCTTTCAAAGGTTGGATTGCATTAAATAAATCTACTGGTGAAATAACAGTAGCAGAAGCAAGAAATACTAAGAAGGAGAAGGAATATGTCCATAATAAATTATGCACTGCTTTTAAATCATTACATGGAAAAAAGTCTTTTGAAAGATGTTTCTCCGATGTACCGGAAGTCTTTTATAAAAAAGATACGGGAAACAGAACCTTGGGGATTGAGTGCAGTTACTGCCCCTTTAAACATTCATGTTGGAAAGGTTTGGAGTTCAGAAGACAATTACCAAGCAAAGGAAAAAACCCAAAATGGGTCTGGTACACCCACATCACAAAAGAATGGCGTGACGCTGACAATACAATATAAGGGTAATGACGATAGTCCCATAAGTAAAATAATTAAAATAACTAGAGAACAAGCAGATGACTTTATCCAAGAACTTAACCAAGACCTCCCGTTTACGACCCTTGAAACGAACACTCAGACAATCACAATCCCAACTAGAAATATCACAGAAATCCGTATCGAAGAAGATGAGACCCCAATCAGCAAAAGCAAAGGGAAGAAAACTCCAGACATGGGTAGTGGAGAAGCTACTAAATCTTCTTAAAAATGTCACTGGATTAGATATAAAGTCTACCCCTATGGGAGTTAATGGGGTAGATGTCCAGTTGTCTACTGCTGCATTTAAACAGTTTCCCTATAATATAGAATGTAAGAATACACAAAGACTCACAACTATATATAATTATTATGAACAAGCTGAGTCTCACAATCATTATGGTAAACCTTTAGTGATTGTAAAAATGAATAGAAAAAAACCTTTGGCTATAATAGATGCTGAACACTTTATAGAATTAGGAGTGCGTGATGAAAAAATCTAAACCACATTGGGTAGTAGCATCTGATGATTCTTTTAACAAAGTATTGAAGTTCGTTATTATTTCTTTATACTGTTATGCTATGTATTTAGTGATTGTGGAGTTGATAACGTGAATAAAATAATTTATGATGTTTGGGAAAGTATTATGAATTATGAACGTAATCCTTTACGACATATCCCCGATTTGAACGTAAGACATATGATAATGCAAGTCTTAGCATGGATGTGGTGTATTGTATTTTCTATGTATTTTGGTAGCATGTGGGTGTTTGGGGTAACTGCTATAGCACACGTATTTATACTAGGTGCTATTGTTTTAACTGTTGCTACATTTGAAACTGCAAAAAGAAAACCGAACTTTTTTATTATGAAAGGGTATCATACACCTAGTCGTAGTCGTGCAATTTATTATAAAGGTAAAAGATTTGAGTTAGATAAAAATGACAAAGGGGGAGAACATGAGTGATGTTAAATTAAGAGGGGGAGACTCTGCAATAATAATAAGACACAATGAAGAAGGATATGATATGGAAATTTATCATAAGTACGACAGAAATTTATTGACAGAGGAAGACAGTATGTATTATGCTTTGTTGACACGAGGTATGGTGCATAATGCAATAACAGACCCCGACCAAACATTAGAAGATGGCAGACACAGTTTTGAAAAAGAAAGTAAAGAAGTTACGAGACACTAATGGGAATGTATAGAGAAGCAATAAAGAAAAAATATAAAGAGGTAGGAGATATGGTTAGGAAACAATCACAAGAGCAATCAGACCATAAGCAGACAATGGATATGGTAAACAATCCACCACATTATAATAAATCTGGTATAGAAACTATTGAAGCTATAAAAGCTATGACAGATGAAGGTTTTGAATATTATTTACAAGGTAATATAATGAAGTACCTTTGGAGATACAGATATAAAAATGGTGTTGAAGATTTAGAAAAAGCACAGTGGTATCTCAGTGAGTTAATAGATGAACTAAAAAATGATAAAAAAAGTATCGGTTAAAATAATTGC